GAATACTCAAGATCGGTAAGAACTGATTCTACAGACATAGTAGTAGTAAAGTATAGTATAAGGTGAGAGAAACAAAAGAGGACATAACGTGGTGTGATTACCCCAACATCATGTGTCTGCTTCTAAGTCAGACTAGTCAGGAACCTCTCTTTGTTTCCCATGTACCTAATATAACAGGTTTTGGGATCATGTACAGGGGGTGTGTGCCAGTTTGTTGAACTGCACACTGACTCAACCAAATGACCTCCAGTGGCTATAGTGTATAAGTCCTGTATCAAAGTCAGTTATATCTGGGTTAAGCATCAGTTTAACATCACCAGCGACTGAACGCAAGTATGTTCCCTTACCCTCACAACTCTTAACATAATGAGGTAGTGTCGATGGGAACAAAAACAGATCACCTTTAGATACCTCTAAGGTTTGATACTGTGTATTGATGAAGTTGGTCTCCCTCTTTAGACTCCTCCTTGGACTCCTTGAGTCATAGACACCATCAAAATACTTGTTAAGATTCTTATTAGGATTACCAAATGTTATGAATGAATCACGTGGTGGATCAACATAGTATATGAATGATAGGTCAGCACATGCATGAGTATGTTCTCTCATATCATCACTATAATCTAACATAGTACACCATGTCTTCATAATATATGGTATAATCTTATTAGTATCAATACTTGCTTGTTCTAAGCATTGTATAATATTATTTGTTAAGTCATTAAAGAATGGTTCCAACTCATCATCATGATGCATCATACATTTATCTCTGGTCTCACCAGTTGAAGGGTATGATCCATCATCAAGTGATTCATGTGGATCAAAATGATATTCTTTTTTGTGCTTTAACAACTCTTCCCATCGAGTCATATTACATTGGTAAATAACAGTAGGGAATAAAGGATGTATTTGGTGATTACTCATGTCTGTTGAATCATATGGTAGCTATCTAACAGAGGATAGTGCGATCAAACTGAGAACTGAAGCTGATAATATTATAGCACATGATCCTGAAGAAAAGAAAACATGGTGGTATGGATTTGATAGACCACCACAAAATGTAATAGAAGAATTCATATTTCAATCATCACGACAGCACAATACATTTGAAAGTTATGTTGGTGCTGAGTGGTGGATTAGAACACATAAACATAAGTCAAGTAATTGGCCATTTCATGTGGATGCTGACCTTGGTCGTCTTAGAAAGAAAAAGGGATTTATATCTGCACCATTTTCTACTATCACATACTTATCTGATTATGGTCAACCAACTGTAATAGTTGATCGTATGCATGACTGGACTATATCTACAGACAGTGGATTTTATATAACTGGTGATAATATGTGGAGTATGTGGTCTGCACCTAAGATGGGTAAACATATTAGTTGGTCACTACCATACTTTCATGGTGTTGTTAGTAATTATGGTGACTTCCCAGAGGGTGAGACACGAGTAACACTCATGTATAACTGTTGGAAGGGTGAGAAACCTTATGAACCTGAATGTATAGAATATAATCTACCCTATGAGATATCACAAGGTACTGTTGCTATGTTACCAATCAAGGATAAACTAGAGTTCTTAGTACCACATGGATTTGTACCCATTGTTCTTGAGGGTGAGGAATTAGCACTACAATATCATGGATTTAACCAGAAAGGTAAGTCATGGATGGTAACTCAAGAAGCACCAGTTGGTGTTGATACTACCCCACGTTTTCCCATGCAAGAGCACCAGTAGAATCAAATACACATGCATATATGTAATGATCTGCATCTGGACAGAGACTAGACTTAGGAAACCAGTCCTCTGCATCTGATTGTGCTGATACAGTATCATTGTAATGATATGTACCATAAGTAGATACTTTAAAATTCTCCCATACTGTATCAGGCATGAAATCTTTATACCATGTCCATACAGTATTAATCTTTGTTACATCACTAGCACTCTCTAGTGCTCTCATCTTCTGACCATCATGCCAGATGAATGATTTACCTGATGCTTTAGCATAGGCAGATAATGTATCCTTTAGTGCTTTATAGTCCATAGTTAACGGTCTTTATAGGTGCTTGCATATTTCCTCATCAACTTATATTTAACAGAATTAAGATATGTACGAGGATCGATGTCTGGTTTCCACTTCTTTGGATCCAATGCTTCTAATACATTGGTAGTCATATCTTCATAATCATATATCAACTCACGTATAAACTCATCTTGTACTAGTGTCTCAACCCACATGACTGATACTCTACGTTCACCTTTAGTTACAGGATTAACTGAATGCCATAGATTTGGATCAAAGAATATACATTCACCCTTTTGTAATCTAAACTCATATGTTTCAGTACCATATCTAACCATCAACCCACCACCTTCATACTCAGTGCAATCATTGATAGCAGTTACCATAACATAATCTGATCTAAGTGAACTACCATCAGTTTTACCCATGATAGGCAGATCATTGTGCCAATTATAAAATCCACCAACCGATTGGTCTAGTGGATCCTTCTCACCAGCAACATATTTAATGAACATTGGTACTGTAATGCTTCTAACCATGATAAGCTTGGCGAAATCAGAGTTCCACCACTGATCTTGAAACAGTTTTGATGCTGCTCCATCGTCATCGATCATCTCTTGGTTACGTTTGATAAACCTATTAGGACTACCAGTAGCCTTACCATCACGAAATTCTTTACAATCATATAAGTTGCTAATGTTATCACAGACAACAGTAGACAACCAACTCATTCTTCGGATCACTAGCTTCCTTTCATTTGATCAACTATTGCTTGTTCTAGTTCTATCTGTTTGATTAACTCATCAACTGGATCAGTCATATGTGATATACCAGGTATATTGAGATTAAATCCCTTTGTAGTAGGTGCTTTAATTCTAACAGCAACTCTAATATATTCTAACATCGCTTGATCCATCTTCCTCTCGGAATCTGGTGTACCAGGGAAATCACAATACTGCTCGTCAGTAGATAGATAAGCAACTCCACTATTATAGGGCAAAAAGTTGATTTTGTAAACCTTTGGATCAATAGGTATCTTGATAGTCTGAACTAGATTAGTACCAGCAGCTTCAAACTGATCAGGTAATGCACGTATTGCAGTTCTCCATGTCTTCCAGTCTGCTTTCTCATCAGCAGTAACAGGTGCATCCTCTAACATTGTCCAATCAGATGTATGCAACAAAAAGTCTCTCCAGATTTTAATTCTGGTTAATGATAAACCTTTCTCCTTCTCTATAATTCTATTGACCGTACTATTAACATCAGTTTCTACTACTGATAGAGCTGCATCAAATGCTTCTCTAGCAGCAGCAACCATTGTTCTTACAGTGTCTATATCTGGTTCTGTAAACTCATAGTCTTTCCAAAAATACTGTCCAGTAGTATGATTACGAACATACTTCTGCTTATCACATTTCCATGTTTCATTAGCACCATTACTATATTCAAACCTTACTAACTTATCTCTATCAGCAGACCACAAAGGATATAATACTGGTACGATATAAGTATCCCAACTCGTATCAGATATTGTCTGAGTATTGCCACCACGTGTTATTTGTCTAGTAGCACCACTAATAATTAATGTGTTATTGTTTAATTCCATGTTACACTGGTTGTTGATAGAACCATCCTGTTACTATGTATTTAGTTCCTTTAAGTACTAGATTACCCTTATGAGTATGTGTAAATGCACCAGGAAATATACAAACTGTACCTGTAGTTGGTTTAATTCTTCTCTTTTGATACAAATACTCTGTCTCTCCTCCCTCAAAATCCTCATTTAAGTATATTGTCCAAACTAAATCTCTATTCTTTTCATTCCATGAACCATTCTCGTGGTGAAATACATGATACCCACCACCTTCAGGTGTTTTCTGCATCTTTGAAGTCCATGATGTAAGAGGTACTTTAGATAGTGCAGAGTATTCAGTACAATAATGATTAAGGGTTGCTTGTAAATATTGATTAACACGTGCATTCATCATTGCATCCAGATTGTCTAGCATGATAGCATAGTCTTTCCTTCCTGCTGCTTTGTCTGGAAACTGATCTTCACCAACCATTGCATCTGCTTCACCAACAAAATGATTTAATGGTTTGAGATCTCTCTTCATATTCCTTTCACATGCACCCTCCTCCCATCTCTCAAAGAAATGAATAAGATCATTACAAAATGCAGATGGTACAAAATTTGGCCAAACAGCAATGAAATCATCGAACTCAGCTTTCTCACCCATCATATTGACAGGTATAATAGGCGTGACCATCTCCATGTAGTTGGACGCACCTGTTCCAGTTATAGACATAATTTAATCAATAAGCTTTTATCAAATATTTAACCCTAAAGTATTTTAGCACAAGAGGCACTGCTTGTCTAGGTACTATTGCAGGAGCAACACTTATTGACTCAGCACCAGTCATAGTCAGTGTACCCTCGTTCATTGTAATACCAGCATCAGAAGGTGTAACACTCATGTTGTCCTTTTTGATGAAGGAAATATTCTTCCCTAGATCATTATTTTTATTATCATTCCATTTATTAATACCCCACGGTGCATCTGCTCCACCGTCCTGTGGGTAAGCATCATGACTACCACCACCTGAGTAGTTTGTTCCACTAACATCACCAGCAGCACTAGGGAATGATCTACCAGCACCCCATATAATTCTTACAAGACCATTACCACCATCACCAGGATCAGATGCTACAGCACTAGATGAATGATGATAGTTTGCACCACCACCAGCACCATATCCCTGACCATCCCCACCAAATGCATCATTGTATATTGTAGTACCACCAGTACATGACCTTGAATTTAAAAGATCTGCATTTGTATTTGTATCTTTTATTTGCCAAGCAATACCAGCAGGGTTATGATCCCAATTATTATTAGCAGCACTTACATTAGTTACTTGGAATGTAATAATATGTGCTCCTTCAACAAGACCTGTTAAAGTAACAGTAGTTGATGGTGTGCTAGGTGTAGGAGTGGTTATTGAGCTGAATGATTGTGTTGTTAATGTGCTACCATTAGGTGCTAACCAACTGAACACACCATTATTATCACAAGCCATCTCTATAGTAACAGATGCAATACCACCAGCAGGTACATCCAACACAGCACCACCTGTTTGTGCTGAACCTAGGTAAGGATCAACTGTACTCATATTTTGTACAGCAGGGTATATTCCATAATCTAACAGAAACTGTGACCATACAGCAGCACTACCAGATGATATATTACTAGCATTTACTGCTACCCAATTTTTTGTACGTGACTGTGGTGATGCTGTATTCTCACCATTCAAACCACCTGAACCTGCCTGACCTCCTGATATTACACTGTAAGTAGTAGTAGCACTATTACCACCAATACCATCAGCACCTATACCTAATTTACCTACGCCACCGCCACCAGCACCACCTGATACACCTCCAGCAAGGTTGTAGTCACCACCAGCACCACCAGCACCAGATCCAGATGGGGCATTTTTTGATGTTCCACCTCCACCATCTCCAGCATACCCACCAGCTCCACCACCACCACCATAAGTAGTAGAATCTCCTCCTTTACCACCACCATTAGTAGTACCACCTGTCCGTGTTGATGCGTCAGAAAGTCCACCTCCAGTGGATCCAACTGTTCCTATACCACCACCTCCAGCAGAACATGTACTAATATCATTAAAATAAGATGTTCCACCCCTATGAGCATTCGTAGCTATATCAGTGGTACTACCAACACCACCTTTACCTACGACAATATTATAATTTGTTCCTGGTACTACAACCATTCCACTAATCCATGATAATGCACCACCACCTCCACCTTTATTACCACCGCCACCACCAGCTCCTCCACCAATACAAAGAACTGATATTTCAGTTACTCCAGTAGGTACAACCCATGAGTATGATGTATTAACTCCTTTAGTTGTAGTAAATTCTGCCTGACCTTCAGCTTCAGTAGGTGTTGAACTGGTATGTTCATTAGCATAGTCTTCTGCTATATCATATGAATACATGTCCTTTGGTGTATCCAGTGATGCATCACTACCACTCTTAACTGGTCTGTCTAACGCTAACCAGTGTGTATGTGCTGCTTGAGTACCTCTTGTAGGTGCATAATCAAGAATCGCACCAGAACCAGTTTCATATCCTTTCTGCTGATCATAATTATTTTCTGAACCAGCAGACATAGTTTGCCTACCATCTTGTTCACTGATAAGAACTGTATGACTATGTGGTGGTGGACCTGTTAATTGCTTCTCTTCTAAAGGTCCAATCTCTAAAGTGGCATTACCTGATAGTGTTCCAGTGATAAATGCTGTAACCTGACTATAACCACTAACTCTAGCACTACCAAAACTATATTCATTTAACTGTCTTGCTCGTGATATATACCATTCACCACCCATGTTTCCTACAACCATAGCAGCATCATCAGGTGTTATCGAACCAGCACCATCTACACCACCAGGTCCATTAATTCTTTTCATTCTTAGATCAGGTAGTTTAAACGTACCTAGATCAGTACTTGCTGGTGTATGACCTGCTCTACCTGTCTTTGTACCATTCCAATTTGCTATATTTACATTATTATCACCACCATACTTATTACCTAATACCTCGTACAATAATGGAAAGTCTGATATGTTCAAGTCCTGTCCTTCACAGTAGACATAACCAGGATAATTATATGCACACTTATCTTTATCAATAACATTATCCTTACTATGATCATCTACATAGACAGCAATAATTGACCCAATAGGAGCACCTAGGTCTGCTTTACTATCAGAGTAGTGATGGTTATATAAACCCTGATCTCTTTTGTTAGCGAAAATAGGCATTAGAACTTAATTAGATATTCGAGAACGATATATGGTGAGACAACATCATCAAATTTAATCACATTGCTTGCCCTTAGATTAACATCTGCTTGCAACCCATCAGGTCTTACAGTTGCTACATCAGTAGTAGCTGAGTAAGTAGTATCTCCATACTCACGTGATATTCTATGACTATGTGCTGTGTAATCTGTTGTTTCAGATCCTGGTGGGGATTCACTAGACTGCACAGCGTTTCTAGCAGCAGGATATGTAATTCCTCCACTCTCATCACCTGTTCTAGTATCATATGCCCACGCTTCACCCATAGGAATTGAAATTACATTTGGCCATGATGTAGCAGTATAATCATTTACTGTTAATGTAGGATTCCAAAGTGATGGTAGTGCTGTTGCTGTTGCTGTTACACTACCAGCAGTTCTACTTCCACCAGTAGCATATCCCATGAAATACTTATTCCAATCAGTACATCTCCATGAACAGTTACCTAATCCACCTATACCATTCTTTGTTGTATAATATTCATATGCCCTACCATTACAAGTACTCAGATTTATACTACCTGTCCAACTAGTATCTTGTGCTCTCAAATATGATGGTCTAGAGAGGTTTGGATAAGCTGGGTGATCCTTAACAGCAACAAAAAATATACTAGTATGATGCATGTGAGGTCCAAAATCACCAGCACCTACACTTTCAGTCTCAGTTATAGTAGGAATATTCCAACCTATATTACCATTTAATGCAAAATTTTGTTGAGGTATAGTAAATACACCATTAAATGAAACTGTAGCATTCTCACCAACATTAGAAGTAATTTCTACACCAACACCAGCCTTCTTAACTACTGTAGAATTAGCACCAGTACCACTTATTTTAGTAGCATCATTAGTAATACCTACATTACCAGAAGCAGATGCCTGAATATGTTTTGAACCTAGATCAGGTAATTGAAATTGATTATCAGATAAGGTTGTGTTCTCTTTTTTGTATATACTACCAGCACCTGTTCCAAGTATTTCTGCTAGTCTTGGGTATAAATCTTTACTATAAACAGATCCATCACATTTTAAATAACCTGCTGGTAGATCTTTTATGTTTGCAACTGTATTTGGATCTGGATCAACAATAGGAGTAGACCAGTTAATTATAGTACCTGGTGCATTACCTAGTTTTGATTTTTCTTTTTGATAATGCTTCATTTAGAATGCCCTGATCAGATACATCATACTCAAAGAAGGAGTTTTCATATCAACATTAATATTTAGTGCTGATGGAATGTTTTGTGCTGCTACAGTATTTGCAGCACCAGACAGAGAACTTGATATTTTAATATCATCTACTGGTACAATGGTAGGACATTTCAAGTATCCAGCATTCATGGTAACTTCAAATGTATAGTGTGAGTGCATTCCCTGTTGTTCATGATACTCATTATTATGATCCAAACAAGTACCAAAAGTTTTAGATGAAGTATTATCACCAGAAGTAAACAAGTTAGTAGCAACAGCATCAGCAGCAGTTTGCTGTCCTATCATACCAGCAGTACCATTGTAAGAATACCAATTCTTCTTTGATGTGTATGCACCGTATTGTGGGTGACTTGATAGAACTGGGTTTGTATGTGATCCAGCAGTAGTACCATCATATGTTGCACCAATTGGTCTAGGTATCGGACCTGACCATACAGGTTGTGGTGCAGAATATGCAGCACCACTTGAACCAACAGATGTAGCACTTGATACTCTTTTCATAGACATATCAACTAGAGTAACATTTTGTTGATATCTGGTTACATAACCATATCCACCAGGATCACTACCTACCACAAAATAATCTGCACCTGCATCTATCTGTGATTCTTTAAAATTACCTTCACAACAACCACTAGCACCTGGACATTCAAATCCTTCGACATCATCACCTTCAAGTAATGCAGTAGGATATCCAGCTAGGTTAGCAGGATTGGAATGCCTGTGTGCTGGCATATGATCCTTACTTAATTTTCTAGGTATAACGTAAAATGTCTTGAAATATGATGGTGGATTGACTGTAAATCCTTTGATCTGTCCTGTTAAGTTACCAGAATCAGATACTGTAAAATTAATATCAGCAGGTGCATTCATAGATGTAGCTGGACTAACACCACTACCATCACCTGATATCAATTGTGTAGTACCAGCACCTTGAGGTATTAGAACATCTTGAACAGAAGGTTTAATCCACTCAACCTTTAACACCATTGGAGTGACTCCAGAAGGTAATGATGTTGAAGCTATAGTAATAGTATCATTTATTGACCATGCAGTTCCACCATCAGTGATAGATGTAACAGCAGCTCTACCAGTACTATCAACGTCAACAACAATATCTAAACTACCACCACTACCATCATCTGCTACTAGATTAGTAAATGTATATGTGGTGCTTGCTCTTAAGTCATCAATCTCTCCAGATGTGATAGACAATCCACCAACAGAATTGCTGGCTGCTGTCTGTCCCATTTGCAAGTGTGCATATTGTGCAGCAGAACTTACATATGATGGTTCATAATCAGTAAGAACCCTACCATTTAAGTTAGGTAATCTAAAGACATCACCACTAATATATGAACCATATGTCCTACCATTAAGACCTGCACTAGGTCCATAGGTATTACCTAGAACGTCAGCAAGTATAGGATACTCAGCACCTTCTAATGTTTGACCAGTACATTCCAACCAACCTTGAGGTATTGATGCTCTATCACCAGACCAAGGGAGTATTGTCCCAACGGACGCTCCCTGCATTTTCCTAGTAGATTCGTAGTATCTCATCGGTTTATATCTCCGCTAGCCACCATCCTGTATATGTGGATGGTATCGTATTTGCATCACTATCTTCGGATCCAGCATAGACTAGACCAAATCCAGCATTACGTGTCTGAACTATAAGTTCTCCACCTGCATATGAACTACTTAGTCCACCAGCATTTGTTCCTGTAGCATCACCTTGAATTCTAACACTCAAAGGAGCACGAATGATCAATGATGCATCATAAGAAAGGTTACCTCCGACCTCGATGAATCTAATCATATCACCAGTCTCTGCATCAGCAGGTAGTGTGAATACAGTATCAGCAGCAATGGTAATCATGTAGTTCTTACCACTTTCTAATGTAGCAGTAGATGTAATATAGTTCCAATGTCTACCACCATTCTTATTATAGAACTTAGTAACACCAAATGCATCAATAGCAGCATCCTGACGGATTCTGTAGTTACGATTAGCATTTACACCCAAGTTAGTGATGTTCAATGCATAATCTGTAACAGCAGGTGTTGCTGTGGATGTGCTAACTATGTTAACATGGCCACCATTGACTGTTAGATCACCATCACCTAGTGCAGAACCAGAAGTACCGATTCTTGTATCACCAGTCTGTGCATCAACTTCAAATGTAGCAGTAGAAGCACCACCAAATTGAACTCCAGTTGCACCACTGTATACTTTAAAGTCATCATTGATTGATAGATAACCACCAAGTAATGTGTTACCTGTAGCAGCATTTATATACGCAGAATTTTCTGCAGAATCAACAGAACCTGCTTGACCATTGTTGTTAAGTCTAAGGTTACCAGATAACCACTCCTCACCATTCTTATTAATGATTGCTTTAGGAGCAGCCTCAGTACCAACACCAACGATAGTTAACTTACCATCGCTATCAACTGTTAGTCTTGTAGCAGGTAGTGTCTCACCATTGACTATTCTAAACTGGTTATCAGTAGAGTTTGTATCAGCATTACCATAAAGGTTCATCGTAAAGTCTTGAGTTCCAAGAACATTAGATGTAACACCACCAAACACTGAATCAATTACAAATCTAAGTGCATTAGTACCATCATTAACAGTAAACTTCTCAGAGTTAGTATTGTTAACTGATGTAATCTGTACAAATTCACCAGATGGGCATGTAGCAGATGGATTAAGTCTTAGATAGTCATCTTCATTGAACTGTCCACCAAACTCAGCAAGTGATAATAATGTATCACTGAAGTTAAGGACAGCAGATCCAACTGTACCGCTAATTGGAACTTCAGAACCACCAGGATCAAGTGAGAGCTCAAACCTTGTGACGCTATTACCAGTATCATTAACTGCATCTACAACGAAGTAAGTTGATGTATTATTAATACCAACAATACTACCAGTATTAGTAAACTTAACTGCATCACCTGATGCTAGTTCACCCAAAGGAACTTCCAATGAGTTAGTTACAGCATTGATAGCACTAATTGTAGGTGTAGTAGAGTTCTGTGGAACACGTCCAAGTAGGAATGTTGCACTTGGTGACTTCTCTAACTTACGAACAACTTCGTTATCGTTATGAGCTGCAATCGTAGTACAATCTGTACCTCTAGCAACCTTAACTCTTCTGTTATTCTTATCAGCACCAGGTGAGACTACCTCACATAATTCTGTGTTAATGATTAGAATATCACCAATGTTAATACCTTCCACGTTACTAAGTGGTAGATATTCATAACCTGCATCAGCAGAGTTACCTGTCCATTGAGTAGTCGAACCACCCACAGCACCAGAAGTATCAACCTTTGTTTTATCTAATGTTAAGGCAACAGCAACACCTGGTGTACCAGTTACAGCAACCTTATCTGCAGAAGCAGCAGTTGTAGAAACTTGAACATTATTTCCAGATTGATTAACAATATAGTATATGTCGTTGGTGTTAACACCTGTTAATCCACTTACATCAGTGAACTTAACTTGGTTACCATCAATGAAGTAGTTTTGTACTAATGTTAATGTACCATCTGCATTGTTCACACTGGTAACAGTTTCTGAACCATCAATATCTTCAACAAACTTATAGAAGTCAACATTGAGATTAGTTAGAGATCCAGTAGCATGAGTAACCTTAGATGTACCAAGTCTTGCCCTATTAACTGAAACAGTACCACTGTTGGATCCACCATGCATAGTGGTATCACCGTAGATGTCTGCATCACCATTAACTTTTAAGGAGTTTCTAATAGTTGTTGAACCAGCAACACCACCAAAGTTTAATACAGATGCTCTTGATGCAAAGTTAACTTCAGAACCATAACCAGCTCTTGTAAAGAGGTTAATAGTTGCAGAGTTAGACTGTAGATCACCACCATTAACATCTAAATCACCATCAAGTATGGTCTGAGCATTCTTAATTGTAAATGTAGAGTTAGCAGTGTTACTAAACGCACCACCCATTGTGATGATTGACTTGTTAGTAGCAGTATCAGCAACAGTACCAATATTGACTGTTGAATCAATAGATGATGTGTGTACATTTAATGTTGTATCAGTAGAAGCAGTACCAATGTCTATTGTCTGAGCTGCTGTTGCAACATTACCAATTGTTAAAGTGGTCGAAGCACCAGCAAGATTGACTGTAGTTGCAGTAGTATTAATAAGATTGAATGATGTATTACCAGTAGTAATATCACCACCGTCAACATTCAAATCACCATCGATATCTGCATTAGCAGTAGCACCAAATAGATGTAAGGTTCCCTTAACGAACAAACTAGCATCCAGTTCATCGTTGGTTGCATTAATACCAACTCTACCATCTAAAGTAGAAACTCTAAGTGTTGCTGCTGTTTGTGGAGCAGCACTATCACCACCAACTAAGAATGCATTAGATAATAATGTCTCAGTCTTAGATATAGTTGTATTACTAGAGTAACTAGCAATGTCTTTACCACTGATAAATGCATTACCAACAACATCCAAGTTTGCTCTTGGTACTTGCTGATTAAATATTACACCACCAGATGTATAGGTTAAGAATCCATGTTCGTGTGCAGCATGTGCAGTACGAGCGATAGTGTTAACACCCAACTTGTATTGACCAATAGAATCAGTCTCTGTTCTTAATGCTTCAGAACCAATTACACCAGTTTCTTTCCAATTTTCATCAGATCTTGAAAGAAGAGCACTAGGTTGATTAGAAGAGTCCCAAGTATATGTTGCTGCAGGTAAAGCATTAGCACATATAAACTCAATGTAATCATTATTAGCACCAGACTGATCTGCTTTAGATACAATCCACTTACCATTGATAGCAGTCTGATCAACAAATCCTGTGATACGAATAGTCGTACCAACCTTCATCTTAATACCACCAGATGTATTGGTTAATACACCAGACCATTGGATCTTAACTGTAGTACCACCATTGGTAGTAACATCTAAGATACTACTCTCAGGAATATTGCTGTAGTAGTTTGCATAAATCCAACTAAGTGAACCACTGTTCTCAATGGATCCACCCTTATAAAGTAAATCACCTGCTTGAGGGTTAGCATCAGCATCAGTAGAACTGTAGTATGATACAACTTGATTAGCATCATATGTTCCACCCTGATCAGGTGTTCTATTATTTGGTAGTGCGTCTAACCTGTTAAAGTTTGAACGAATACTATATGCTTGACCTGGATTGGATTGTGACCCACGACCTTTGACGTGTAAAATTGCCGAGGAAATTTTATTCTGACTGATGGTTATATCACCCTCATTATTGTCAGCAAATGCAGTCCTACTTAATGTATTATCTTCATTAACACCATCAGTTCTAGGATTAGATCTAATGATTAATGATGGAACCTCAGATGGTGGCTGAGTACTGATAATAACCTGATTATTAAGGTTGGATATACCTTCAACAGTAATCTTATCCTTAAATGTAACAGGAGTATCAAATGATGTTATAAGTTGCCCAATAGTATCTGTATCATCTTCAGATGAAACAAGTTGTGCTTTCTCTAGGAATGTTTCTTCACCAGTGATAGCATCAATCTTCTTGTTACCAATGTATAGGTCACCATTACTGTTAAGACCAGTGTAGAATACAATACCACCATCTTCACGTTTTGCTTGTGCGTAGTAGTCTTGGAACTCAGAAAGTATAACTTCCTGTCTAGCAGGTAGACCAGTTGAGTAGTTACCTGGACCAAAACCAAGGTATTCAAACGTATGGTTACCAGATCTAGCAATAGATGGTCTCCTTAGTTCGATGTATACCTTCTGATCATGAACAGATGGTGCATCACCAGCAATAGCAATTATTCTTTTCTCTGAACCAGCAGTTGCATTACCTGTTTGTGCTTTTATCTCATAAGTATTGTCCTTAAAGAATGGTGTCTCTGTAAGGTCAACAATTGCTTCCTTGGTCATTGACCTCTTATAGTCATTGACCCAAACAAGACCATGTGTATAGTTGTCTGCGAAACTGTTAGCAGCAGGTTCATCAGTAATCAATGAATCCTTAGTACCATCATTGTCTGTGACCTGATACCATGTAGGATCATTCTTGTAGTCTAGTGGATATAGTGAGGAGATAGGTTGAGAGAACTTAAAGTTCTGGAAGTTAGCACCTATACCAGCACCACGAGGCATTGGAGAAATGTTACCACGAACAGCAGTTAGATAGTAAATACCATCTTGCTGACCAGCAACACGTTCCTGAATCTGTTCCGAATCAAAGATGTAGAATGTATCATCAATTTGAGGTACATCTTCTACAGCAATAATCTTAAACTGATTACCTGTATCATCATTTAATGTATCACCAACTGTTAATGTAAAGACATTAGAACCACCTACAACATAAAGATAGTTGTTCTTGCTATCTCTACCCTCATTAACATCTGACTGTTGATCAGCATACACAGCACCTTGTTGGAAACGTGTAGATGTTAGAGGATCATAAGTTGGTCTAGCACTTACATCCTTAAGAATGATATAATGCTTACCACTTACCTCAAAGTATGCATGTAGATAACCAAATCCACTACTACCACCAGTCCACTGAACTATGTTTGCAGGACTAGATGATACCTTACTTACAGCAAATGCACCGCCTTGAGGAGCATTAATCTCTACAGTATGGAATACTGTATTCTTAAGAGATGGTGCATTAGTATCATCAATTCTATGATCAAATGCTGTTACTTGTAGATAAGTATTTGAACCAACTGTTACATCTCTACCAGATCTAATACTAAATCTAAGGTAACTATCTGTGTTAACAACACAAGGATTGCTATCAGGATCATAGATGTACTTCTCTTGTAATGTACCAGCCTGTACTGAATCATTAAATTCAGTCTTGGTCATACCAATAGTTTCAGTACTATTCTGTCCCTGTGGGTTTCTAAAGACTGCAGAAGCATTATGACCAACAGGTTCTAATGTAATGTTCTGTGGAACAAGATTACGCTTATCATCAGTACGTAACTTAATAACGAAACCGTTATTAGGTTTTCTTATTGAACCAGGGAATTGCTTAGACTGTACATAACGTAGACGATATATTCTATCATCTGCCTTACGATCATCCTTAGTACGAGTATAGAATGAGTCTGTAGTCTGTGTACGACCTGAACTACTACTATAATCTGTTATCTTAAGTCTAGTTAATATATTATCATCATTAGTAGTCTCATCTTTAAGATTCAAATACCATAGACCAGTAGTAATATTAGGTACTCTACTTGCACTAACATCTACAAATGTAGGATCAAATCTAACTGGTGATGTACGCTTGTTAGCAAGTACGTACCAGAACTGATTGCTGTTTGATAACTGAACCTCTGGTGATCCTAAGATTGCTGCATTAGCAGTCTCAAAGACCTTAAATGTATCCTCTGACTCGTACCTTACATAGAATTCTTGTACTGCAGAGATTTGTCCAGCACCACTACCAGCAAGTGTAGGTAATACACCTGTCTGTCCATCAGATCCAGAAGCTCTAAAGAATACCTTCTGTAAGTCACCAGAACTTAAAGCACTGGTTGGCTTATCAAATATGTGTGCTACATCTGTTTTAAGTAATACACTACTTGATCCAGAGAATGTACACCTATACTCATGTAGATCGTAAGTAGTATCTAATGTGAAGTGTTGTACTAATATCTCAACATCAGCATCTAATGCTTCTGTCTCAGGTGAGTAGATGTAGATACCAGCAGCAGCTGCCTCTAGTGATTCAGCAAGCATCAACTTAGTCTGGTCACCACCATCAAATATACCACTGTATACAGCAGCATCATTGTAGTTAAATGGTTGTGTGTTACGACCTGGAGCAATTACAAAGTAAGTTCTATTAGGTTGGAATCCAAGTGGTAGACGGATGTCTCTCTCATCTGGAGTTTGACCTGCCTTAGCACGAGCAACCAGTCTGACTGGTGTTCCAGTCTCAAACTTATGTGGGTTAGTACCACCAGCATCAATTGTGAATAGAGTAGCACGTTGAGCAAACTGATCACTAGATGTACTTGGATTGTTTCTAGAAACTACATTCTGTGAAGGTGATGTCTTAGTTGTAGCAGCAAACTGTCCAGCGTTTGTAGCATATCCAGTAACACCAT